CATTGTTGATTTTTACGCTCACAACTTTGCGAATTTTTATAAAATAAAAACAGCCGCCGATTACTCGGTGACCGTCTTATCTTCAAATTTATTATTTTGTTTTATGCCACTTGTCGGCACCAGTTGGGGTTTCTAAAGCTCTTTCTGTTGACCACCCTCGTTTTATTCTTGAATATAATACTTTAGGGTCAAATCCTAGATGCTTCGCCCATTCAGAAACTGTTTTTGTTTCTCCTTTGTATGTCAAATACCTCTTACCTGCGTTTGAATTTTTCTTTACTTCGGTAGTCAGTGCCTTTTCTGCTGAATACCCGTTATTCAATCTCCAACGAATAGTTGATTCTGATATTCCTACTTCATCTGCCCATTCTTGTAAGCATTTTGTCTTTCCTTGATATTCAAGAAAGATAGTATTTGTTCTATTATTAGCTTGGATTTTTGCATCTGTAAATCTGCAATTATTTGGCTCATAATTACCATTTACATCTATCCGGTCAATACTTTGTTCTTTTTGGTGTTTATTTTCATCAAAACCATTTTCGTAAGCCCATTTCGCAAAGTTCCTCGCCCCGTCTTTCCCTAACCATTCCTCGCATACTTTAATCCCTCTCCCACCGTATTTCTCATACTTCCCATCATTAGGATTGTAGCACCTTGCTTTCATGCTTTCCCAAGTTTTATAAACTCTTTTACCTGTCAACCCATGTGTAACATGTCTTGCCATTTTCTTATCTGGCATATAATCATCTCCTTTACATGTATTATATCATAGTTGCTAGCAACTTGCAAGTTACTTGACAATTACTTGATGGTAATTTATACTACACAAAAAGAGGTGATAATATGCCGCAAGGAAAAATTTCAGAAAGTAAAGTTAAAACTACAATTGTTATGGAAAAGAAGCTTAAATCTTCTCTTGAGATTATTGCAAAAGAAGAAATTCGCTCTCTTAACAATCTCATGGTTAGTATTTTAACTGATTATGTAAAAACAAGAACCGATAGGAATTAGCTTGTCGGTTCTTGTTTTTTTGTATTCTCATTTTCTTTTTTTACCATATCTACTGTTTTATACAAAACATCGAAATATGGCTTTGATTGTATAAATACTTTTTCGGCATCTCCCCATAATCCACAAGTAGATACTGCTATTCTTGGATTTATTCCAGCTTTTAACATTTGATCGAGTGCTTGCGTTTTTGTATATAAATTATCAAGAGGACTATGGTTGATTTGAACATCAAAATCTCTTGCCGTAAGCCCTAAATCATGGTCTTTAATTCTTATTACGTTTAATATTACTTTAGCCAATCTCTTTTCCGATGTTTTTATTATCGGGTCTTTTTGTTTAGCCCTGGTTTTAGAGAAGTCCCATCCTGCCCTTAAAGATACCGCCCCCTGTGTATCACCACCAGAATTTTGCGATTCTCTTGTCGGTATAGCAAGAATGGACTGTGCATTATCCCACAAATCATCCTTTGCGACTTGGCACTCTGTCTGATTCAATTCTTGTGTCATAATGTCAACATCTGATTTATTCTGTTCATTGTTGGATTTTACCGTCAGCGCATGGGAAATCTTCATTTCTTCAAAGGTTTCCGGGTCAATTTCGCAATTTACAAACTTTATCCAAAACTGAACAAACTGCTCAACGCCATCCATTCGGTTTGACTGCATTGTATTGATTGCATCCAATAGTCCGATCACAAGCTCAATATCAGAAATGCGCTCATGGTTGTTTGGAAACTCAACAATCGGGATTCCACCAAAGCCATGTAGTTTCCAATCTCGAACCTCTCCGTTCACAATCTTGCACTCGTAAGAGTCCGTATAGCAGAGTTTATACATCTGTCCATCGGCATCCTTAAGCTCTTGGATTGCTAAAAGTGGTTCTTCTGTGGATTGGTTATAAATAACAAATGTATTCATTGGTGTTGGTGCAACAATTCTAAATGGTATATCTCCATTTTTTGTAATCTGTACCGCCTTAAATGACGTTCCGGTTGCTGATTGCCACTCTCCTGCCTTAATGTCCTTTTCCTGCTTATTAGCATCGGTTAGATAATCGTTAAATTCATCAACTGCATTGTTTATCCGATCATCATCTTTCCTGCTGATAAGCTGAATTGGCTCACCGTAAGTCTGACCAACCTTGAATTGAACAATCTCATAGGCATGGTTTTCAGGCACCTTATTGGTTATATCCGCATTCTGTACCTTTGTTCGGTACAATACAGGTTGATCGCCCTTGTAGTAGTTCCACAAATAACGGATGATCGTCTTGTTGAAATAAAATGCACCAATGCAGTTTCCGACAACATTTACGATATTGTCTGCCGTGATCTGTTCTACGTTAGCATATGCAATTTTTCTTCCATATCTGCCTTTTACAAGGTCATGAAAATACTGTGTATTCATATAAATAAAACTCCACTACTGCAAGCGCGTTTTGGTATCGGCTTTGTTTCAATTTTGCCTGTTGCCACGCGATAAATCACAATATGATTGCATTTTTTACATTTACACGGATGATCTATCGTAGATCTCCCATCATAATGTCCGGCAATTCTTCCGCAATCCGGGCAATATATAGTTACTTTTTTCATAGCAACCTCTTTCTTGTAAATAAAAAACACCGCCATTTCTGACAGTGTCTTTTACGGGTTATATGCTTTTTGGGGGTTGTAGGAATTTGTTTTTCTACTCTTTTAGTATATCATGCAAGTTTTAGGAAATGTTGTGAAAGAGTGTGAACTATTGTGTACTTTTATGCACTCTTTTCAGAATAAAGTTGTCCATAACGTCTTTCAAACTCCTGCAATGCTCTTTTCCTAAGTTTCATAATGTTTCTGTAGGAATATTTCATCTCAACGGAAATCAAGTTCCAATCTTTTCCATTGACATAATGTGATGAAAGCACGATATATACATCTGTATTATCCATGCTGTCAATTTGCGATATGATAATACGTCTTTTATCAACCAATTCATCTACAAGCGCCTGGATCTCATTCTGTAAATCAACAATCTTCGATACCGCGCTCCCCATTTTGTCGGGATTGCCAGATGATTGCACATCCACCTCTTTCGGAGATATAGATATAGAAGTTGCCATATCGGATAGCCTTTTGATTTCTTCCAGCTTATTTGCAATCGCATGGTCAATTCTGCTTATCTGTGAAAGATATTTGTCTGTTGTCATATCCTAATACCTCCTAAATGGGTTTACTGCCGCTTCTACCTTTGCGGTATTGTTTGGGTTCTCTATAAACATTTCAAGCTGGGTTAAACCGTCTGCCGCATCGTCATGTTCATTACCGCCAATACTTACAAACATAGAAAGTTCATCCATAGCTGCTTGATATTCGTCGTTTCTGTAATACCTTGTTACTCCAAGATCTGAATCTTTCTTCATTTGTTCCTGTGTCGGGCGGTGCGTATCAAGAAATATGAATTTTCTCTTAATATCCCCAGAATATGCTATTATCTTTGATAACTTTTCAACCTTGTTTGGTGCCTTTCTGCTTGTACATGAGCATTTATAGTCCTGTTCCTGCAACTTTTCATCTACATATTGGCAATACAGATCTCCTCCGGTATTTCCCTCAAATCTTGTCTGCCTAATCTCATTCCCGATAATTCGTCCAACAACAAGAGGGATTGTTACCTCTTTCGGGCCTTTGTTGAATACCCAATCGTAAATATAAACATCACCGTTTTCATATTCTGCTCCAATCGGCATTGACAAGCTATCGCCACCGCCCCAGGCAACATCCACAACTCCGATGCGTCGGAAATCTCCGTCCGGTAGGATTCCGTTAAATAGTCTCAAATCCGTATAAAGCAATCCTTCGCGGACATATGGTTGCTGCATAAACTTAGCCATCCATTCGGCATTGTCAAGCTTATCTCGCATATCCCGATAGTATTCCGTGGAAAATCCGTTGATTTCATACGCGAAATTGCTTTCATCATTTTCATTAAGTGCCGGAATCTTACGGAATCGGTATTGTGGGTCATGCTCATATTGCTTTCTCATGCGCTCCAATGGATCTAAAACATTCCAAAGAGTACCAACCATCAATTCCCTTGCACCGTCATTTTTACGGTCAACCATCTTGTTTAGGTACTCTTGGTATGTGTTTTCCATTCGAGTAGGGCTTAATGAATGCTCACGATCACGAACCAAGTCATCGACATATAAATATCCGTCTTTTGAAACATCGACCGCTCCTGTCCATGTTCCATCAATACCACGGCACGTTACGGTTGCGAATCTGTCCGGATCTCCAAGCGTGATCGTAAATTCGTCCGCGCTCTTGTCTGTCGGAATTGATGCGTTTGCGTATTCCGGATGCCAATAAGCAAAAAGTTCCGCAAAGGTATATTCTTCCGTGGTAAAAAGATTCATCAGTTCCTTGTAAAATCCTTTTGCCAAAATACCAGAGTGACCACCCATAGCACTATGACTGTTTGGTCTGCGCAAAGCTACCCACGCAAGGAAGAAAATACAGATAGTCGATTTACCGACACGCGATGGCATTGACAATCCGTAAAATTTAATCTTCCGGTTTTCCAAATCTTCAAGATCTTGGGCGACTATATTCAGCGTCTTGCGGCGCGGATAATAAAACCGTTTACTCCAATTTCTTTTGCGCTCCATGAAGTAGATGAAGCTCTCGAAACGATAAAAGCTTTCTAACCGCAAGACTTCATAGAACTGATCCACAAGTTTGTATCCGCCTTTAATGTCGTGATCCTGCGCATATCGTTCAAGTTCCCATATGCTACCGCCCGCGTTTTTCTGCGTATATTCGTTGATTAAAGCCTTTGTTCTTTCGGTTATAGTCAATCCGTAGTCAACGTCTTTTTCCGTCCGAATTGCCACATTGCACGCTTTCAAAAGGGCATCTATTACCTGTTCATCAACGCCTTTTCTCTGTATGTAGTTTTCATATCCATTTACTGCATTGATTAACTGCTTTGAAGCCAAATAAAAAGCACCTCCGCAAAAGCAGAAGTGCCTTGACCTCTGCCTATAATTTTTCTAGGTTAGCGACTAACTCCATTTGTTAGCCGGTAAATATATTGTTAGATTGTTGGCATTGCGTCATTGCAAATCGGATGTAATTTCTGCACAAGTGCATTATAATCATCAATTACATACCTTACCGGAATCGTATATGCTTTAATGCCATATTTATTTGCTGTTTCCATTTCAATGCAACAGCCGTTCCAATCGTAGCTCTCACATATTCCCATGAATACATCAGCCTGTGCCAGCTTCTTAAGGCTCTCGCCTAAAAACCATACAGCTTCTTTGCTGTCTTTAGGTGGGTTATCCTCAATGTAGCTGTCGATAAGTTCTAACTCTTCGCCCTCATAGATTTCCGCAATCTTTTTCATCTTCTGAATGCTTGCTTTGATTTCTTCCTCTGTTCTGCCTTTCATTGGCACGCTTACAAATAATTTTTTCATAAAAATTCCTTTCCGCTGATAATCAGCAACTAAACATTTACTAATTCATCTACATACCTTGTCATTTCAATTGTTGTTCCATTTTCATCTCTTGTACTAATATAAACACATTTGTCATCATGGTTTATCTCATTTACAAGTCTAATTTCTGTTTCATCATCTTTAAAATTGTAGCATTTTCGCATTTCTTCAATACATTTATTCATCTCTGATATTTTCATAATCTCGCCCCCACCCCTAAATCCTTGCAACTACGTGTTCTTTTGCAAAATCTTTTTTATCTTCATCGTAGATAGCCGAACCGTTTTTATCAGTTTTCAGTTTATCAAATTCACAAGCAACCTTTATGCCATCCTTGTTACTGCATTCTGCGCGATAGTCAATAACACATACTTTCTTCTGCCATTTTCCATTGGAATAAATCTTTGTGTAACCGCCTTTTCTGGTTTTGATTATGATTTTTGAACGTGTTTTCTTCATTTATTCCCCCAATAATAAGTTTTAAGTCAATATCTAATTCCCTTACAAGCATCATGAGTCGCCCGAACTTCAAGCCATAACTCGCAATGTCCTTTAGCAATTCCTCTCGCCTGTTTTATAATGTCAAAATATGACATATTAAACTCTTTTTTGTGTTTAAGAAAATGCTTGATGTAAAAAATCATCTCTTTTTCGTACAATTTTCTGGTATTATGTTTTACCCTGTTGTCAAAAATAAGGCAATGTATTCTCTCCCTCATTTCCAATGCACCTTGAACCCTTTCTTCTTATACTCCTCTACGGCTTTTTTAAGGCTAATATCGTCCTCATACTTTTCATTCAGCATAATCACCACATTGCCTTTTTCAATTCCGTATATATTGCAATTTGCAAGTTTCTTAGCCGTTCCAAGAATAGCTTTTGCCTGCTTTCTGCTCATTTCATAGTTTTTGGTTCCCATATTAACAGTCATTTCTCATAAACTCCTCAAAATCTTTCCTGCACTTAGGGCATAGGTCATATTTGCGATTGAATAATTTGAATTTATAGATACTTTCAACCTCTGCTACTATGTCGCAATCTTCAAATGTCGGTTCAATATCTGAGCACCGACCAATTAATGTAAATTTTATCCCTCTCTTTGGTTTTGCTTTTATTTCAGCGCCGCACCTATCGCAAGTGCGCCATTCTTTTTGATGTTTCATATAAAGCCCTCACTTATCACATTTGATTCCCGGAATGAATGTTCTTTTACCTCTACAAGCATCTTCAAAAGTCGTAGTATCTATTGAACATCCGCAGCTAACCGGGTCTAATGGACAATTTTTATGATTAATACATGTGCATAAAATTTCTTTTTCCTGTTTCATTCATTCCACCAACTTTCAAACTAATCCTAGCATATACAAAATATCAAGTTCCGATATTTCTTTTGCGCCCTCTCTTGTGTGCGCAAGAATTTCTTCCATCGAGTATTTTTCCATATCGTTGCACTTACTCTTATCAAAATTGTTTGAAAAACAGTAATGTAGACAATACCCATATCCGACTCCAAGTAGAGTACCATGAATACTTTTACAGACAACATTGTAATTTTCTGTTTTTAAAATATCATGTTCTCTATCTAAGAAACATTCTTTTCCGTTGTTGTCCATTTTCTCTTTGAGATATTCAAGAAAAATTCTCATTTCCTTTTCTGAATCGGAAATGTACAAAATAGAATCCTTCTCTCTATCATCAATTATTTGTTTCGATTCATTACCGCAGTTATCATACATATTACACCAGCTTTCTGCCACACATCGGGCAAAATGCAATATTTACCACTCCTGCGACGTATTCTCCGGCACTATTCGTAAAAACAAGTGCACATTTGTCTACAATTTCCCGAATTTCTATTTCGACTCCGGACGGGGTTCTCCCATTTTTATCCGGAGTGAGGAAATCCCAATCCGGTATTCCAATTCCTATATTATTGCAAAAATCACACATTCTTACGCCCATCCCCTTTATTAAATACCACGTTTTCAAATATTGCCGTTTCTACCTTCTCCGGCTGACTTTCTGGAACGTTCCTTGCCGGAATTTGTTTAAATAGAATTTTGCAATAAGGGCACGTCTTTTTATCTGTTTCAATTGGTGCGCCACAATTTACACAGTTTAAAATCATACTCATACCTCTAATTAAAGCACCTTACTAAGCGGATATACAAAATTGATATGGCATGGATTTGCACCATGCATGATTAGTGCACTTCTCGTCATCTAGGTTGCCGGCTTCAACCAATTCTCTACGACAATTCCGTTTACCTATTCCGTCACACATCAACACCCAAGGCATACCTAGGATTTTCGCTCGGGCAAGAGCGCAGATACAAGGACTCGAACCTTGACAACGATTTTACTCGTTGGAGAGATTAGCGATCTCCTGTGATACCATTACACCATATCTGCATAGCCGAGCAGTTTCCGTTTTTTACTTGCTCCACACTACCCCAAGTGCAAGTTTCTTTTAGTCAGCGGTTTGCGCCATCTTTTGAATGGCAACCGCTCAATCCAGTTCCCTGTGCTAAGTTTAACCGGTATATTGATTAGCACCTGTATTTCTGTAACAAACACACTAGGGGTGTACTGGCAACATCGCCCATGATTGGTACGAGATTTGAACTCGTGTTACCACCATGAAAGGGTGGTGTCTTACCACTCGACTAACCAATCTTATAGCGTTTCCACATAATCAGACGGTCCCTTGGGACTCTCGCTGACTATGTGGCGTATTTTTTATTTCGAGTTGGATTTCGCTACCAACACTCTATCCGGTAATGAGACGGACGCTTTTGACGTAATGACTTGCACCTCACTCGCTCCAAGCATAGGAATCGAACCCACATAGCATTTTCACATGCCTTTGCTAGCCTTATCAATGCTATTAACCGCCATTAATCAGAATCGAACTGATCTCGCACTATGCCGCCAAAACCCTACTTACAAGTTGCGATCTTGCTTTCGCGCGTGGGGAAGAGAGGAATTGAACCTCCAATGTTTACCACTTGGGAACTGATTTACAGTCAGCCGCAACACCTCCAATCGTTGCCGCTTCCCCAGAACCGCCACAAGACGGTTAGCAATATGTTTTACGTGCTATGCGTTACACGATCATGTGCCGTGGGATAGACGCATGATAGAATACCACCGGACGGTCTCGCACCGTCCTTAACAGAATCGTCCTAGTGGCGAAAGGAGGAACCCAAATGCTTGAATCACTCAACCAAGGGTTCAAGTACGTATGGAAAACATACGTGGCTACATGGAACGTCAGCATGTAACCAATTAGGCTACCGGGATTCGAACCCGGGAATACAGGAATCAAAATCCTGTGCCTTACCACTTGGCGATAGCCCATCATTTCCAAATGACCATAATATTCATTGCAAAGATCGCGTATGAAAGCAAATACCCCATTGCGTTTGAATTGTCTTTTTGTTTTACCTGTTCTCTCATAAGTCCCAGTATTACGAGGGCATCTGCCGCTGTTGCAATAACTTTCAAAGCCATATCAATATCTCCCATCCTCAAAGCTGTGTTCCTGTTTGAATCGTTCCATTTCATTTACGCTCATACCGAAGATCCCGGCAGATGAATCAGAGTCCGTATGTTCGAAATACTCGCCCTGCTGCGGAAACATAAACCGGAACATGGCATAATTCGCAACATCACACAGATATTCAAGGTTCCCGGTCTCTTCAAACTTGGCAAGATTCATTTTCAAACTTTCGATTGCATCCACATTCCCGTTTGCAAAATTCATTCTTGCCGGTCCGTATTTGTAATACGACTGTTCAATCAGACCTTTGCGCTTTTCATCAAAAGCTTTGGAATACTCGGTTTTCATCAACTCATTGCCGCAGCTTGCCATTAAACATCACCTTCCGCTCTGTGGTTTGCTCTTTCAATGTCAAAGCCTTCCGGGTAACGTGCCTTAAGCTTGTCCACGTTCATTTGCATGATTTCATCAAGGCTCCATCCAAAGGATTCGCAAAGCATTGCAAGATACCAGCAAATATCGCCAGCTTCTTTCTTTGCATGGTCAATATCAAGCTGTTTCTCGTGGAAGATCCATTTTTTGATTATGTCGTTAAATTCTCCAACCTCACCAGATAGCCCGAGACAAGCATTGAAGACTCCGCCAAGGTCGTAATCTTGCAACGATGCGATATTGTTCTTCTTGCAAGATTTAAGCAAATCAAGTTTATCCGAAATTCTTTCTGTCGCCTTGCGATCATTTGTCCGCATGGCTAATTTCTGGTACTCATTTCCGGTCATATATCATTCTCCTGTCCGAAACACTCTTTTTGTTTTTAAAAATTTTTTTGGAAATGTAGTTGCGATTCGCAACGTGAAAGTGAATTGTTATAAATTTATTATAGCCTATTTACGGTGAAAGTCAATGGGTGTTGTTGTAAGTGGCTTTTTATTTTTTGAGGTATTTAAGGGACTTAGTAGCCGCCCGGTGGTCTTTCTGTCAGACCCCCTCCCCGTCCTTTTCTGCAAACATGGAAATCTAAAATATTTTCCGTTTCGTTTTGTTGTCATTGTGTGAAAATCAAATTGTTTTAATACAATTCATGTCATACCCTTGCAACTATTCGCAAAACCTAACTTTTCCGAATAGTTTACGAATAGTTAAAACGCTACAACCGTTGGTATTACTGCATTTGTGAATTGTAGAATAATCACGCACAATTTAAACCGTATTATTTGCCGCTGCATCCGTAAATTGTGTGTCAATTGCGTGCAATTCTTGGCTCTTTTTCTCGTCCAACCTTGGTAGCTCCTGCGCTGTGATTGCCTTACGTTGCGTGGCATTATCGCCAATGCCCGGCTGATTCATGCCGAACTCGTTATTTCCTACGAACATAGTTCCCACAGGGCTGTTGGAGTCATACGCACGATCAAGGATGCAATCCTTACGAGATCGCTGCAATTTTTGCCACATCTTGAAAGTCAGCGAACTTGGTTCATCACTGGCCCATATATCCATCGTATTGGTTGGTATATTACAAAAATAACTGAATGCTACTGTACTTACCAGCTTACTGTAGACATTGGATATATATATATAATAATCACAAAGTTTATATAATACCTCTCTATCATACCTGTTACAGTTAGTCGGTATAGTTGCATTACCAAGAGGTTTTAGACTCTTGTCTTTTAGTACCGATGTATCCGGGAATAAATGCATACCAACATACTGCATAACAGCTTTCCATTGTCTCTGTCCAGCTTTTAACAAATCTTCGATGTGAAATTCTATACAAGCGTTGTCTATTAAATCCTGTACAGTTGATGTGTATATCTGTACTGTACCTAGATCCACTATAAGGGTTGTAAGATCTACATTCTCTACACTCTTTACATCCTGCATATACTTTTCGCACCTCCAATCCGTTTTATTTCTCTCTGCTTTTGGTATACACTATTTTCGGGCTTAAAGTCAAGGCTTAATTTTTTACAGTGGCATTATATACTTACGCCGCGCGCATATGCGGATATACACTTACTCTACAACCTATAGGCTTTAGATACAGTGTATTATTATTAATTTAAAAGATTTAAGAAAAAGATAGAGAAAGAGAAACATAGTTCTGAAAAAGCGACGTCAGACGATTGTGTCGCCTTATGTCATACGATTGTCAGACGATTTTTTGTAAAAACTGATACTATTCTATCATTTTTTGACTTATCAAAGACCTAATGAGCCTAGCCTTGTTTATAAAAATTTAAGAAAAGTTTTATAGTTTATTTACGGCTTTTCGGAGATTTTGTAAGATATGCCCGGGCAAGTTGTTGTTTTTTGGACATGGCAAAAAGAAAAGACAGCCGAAAAAGCTGCCCTTTGTTTGAAAATATTTACTTGCATTTTGTCCGATCTGATGATATGCTATAGATATGTCTCGCGTGGTGGATGCTCTGCGCGTGGTATCTGGAGCAATTCCCCGGATACAAGGATTGAAATAATTATATTCTCAGTGACGAAAAAAGAGTGGGTCAGATACTTAATCTTTCCCACTCGATTTCTTTTAATGCTTGCCGATCGTCTGTATTATACAACCAAAATCTCCAGCGCGATATATATTTATCTCCTGTGCATTAACCCGGTATGTCAATTCGTCATCATCATAAATCTTGAGCCAGTGTTTAAAATCAGCGACTTTTTTATAATGCGCGCCTATCTCCGCGTCCTCGTCAACGACGTATGCCATATAGCTTCCGTCTTCGCCAAAATCAAGAGTGCTTGTTTTCAATCCGTTTTCGTCGCATCCAACAAGTATTAATGCCGCAATATCGCTTGCCCCTATAAACCTTTTCTCGTACTCTTTGTAGCTTTTCATTTTGTTTCCTCTCCTGTTCTATTCGTTCTTCCCTGCTTCTATAATATTTCATTTTGCTTTTCCAGAAGAATTAGCAATGCATTCATTGTCATTTTCCGAATGTATTCATCATCCTGTAGTTCATTCTCTGTTATTGGCTGATCTTTATCAATAAAATCATAATTTGTATAAATCGTAACTCCTGGATTATCTTTGCACCAAACCGCTACGATCTTATCGCCGCCAAATTCTGCAATATCTTCCTTTAACTCTCCTATCAGTTCTGAGCACTCAAAACTGATTTTTATTCCTTGTTTGTTTGTAAACGCCATATTTATAACCTCCTATTTTCCCATGCGCCTTAGTTGTCAATGGCTCTTGTTAAATATCCGTATATCTTAGTCTGCTCAAACTTTTCCACGTCCTTTCCGTTAAAGTGAGCCCCCACTTCTTTTTTCGCTTTCACCTCGCACTCTTTTTCATCGTCATAAAACCAAACGTAACAATTAGTTACCTTAATGCACTTTAGCGGTTCAATGCTTGGTGATGTTGCTGGTGCGTAATATTTCCCGATTTCAAATTTTTTCATGGCGTTTTCCTTTCCTTTCTTATGCGTTCTTTCCTGCTCCGTAGCACTCATAAAAGCTATCTACGAGCTTTCCAAGTTGTTCCGGTGTAAGTTCTTCTTTCAGATCGTCCGGAATCCACTTATACGATTCACGGAATGTATCGCTGTTCTGTCCGATCTTGGATGATCTCTTGACCATTTCGAGCTTGTACATATCGCCAAGCTCTTCCAGTGTAATATCTCCACTCTTTACTGCTTTTCTTCCCTCTCTTGTTAGGATGCTCATTGCATCTTCTTTTCTGATTGTTCCGATTCCTTTGATCTTCATATGCCGTTCTCATTTCCTGACTTTCGCCTTTGCTCTATTTCTTTGATCTGTCTATACTATAACACACATATATCACTTTTGCAAGTGATATTTTATTTTTTTTGCAATTTCTTTTTCAGTTCCAAATCTTCCGGACTCTCTACATATATAAAGATGTCTTTCGGCTGCATATCCAAAAGCAGACAAAGATTATTAATGCTCTTTGCATTTATATTTGTGTCCTCACGTTTTATTTTTTTGAGCGTTTCTTGACTTAACAATCCGCTTGTTTTAGCCATGTAGGAGTTAAAGCCGATGCGCTCCAACGCGTCCCCTACATCAAATCTGTATTTTAGCATTGCGTACCTTCCTTTCTATATAGATTTTCTTAAATCAATCATACTTTTCCTATCTGGAAAAGTCAAGAAAAATATTTCTAAAAAAAGTGATATTTACTATTGACTGTCACTAAATTTAGTGATATGATACAAGCATCAAATGAAGCACAGAAAGCGAGGAAAACAACATGAAAGATATGAAAGCGGCAGAAGCATTATTAGAAAGCAAAGGTTATTATATTTCGAACCAGTTTGACGGTTTCGCTACTCTTCCAGATGAATATGAATTGAGCGACGTAAACGGAAACGTTGTTATTGATCATTTGAGTGAAGCACAGATTTTACAGATTTCGGAAATTTTATAGGGAGGGCTTAAACATGAGAAAGACGGGAATGCGTTTTACATGGGAAACAACAAAGAACGGTGACGCGATCAACGAACTGAAAAAGAACGGAATCGCGTTTGAGTATAACCACTTCGGGGAACTCACAGCCGACTTTTACGGAATCGGCATTTTTGAAAAAGTCGATTTTGAACACGTCCAAGGCGATGTATTTGAAATCTGCATAGCATAGCCGAAACGCTCCGATCTGGAGCGTCAGCCGCGGGATGGTCTCCCGGCTCTGATGATGGCAGACCAGAAAACGAAAGCGAGGTTTTTGAACATGGAAAAATATATAATGGTTGCAACAAATGAACAGATAGAAAGAAGCAAGGCGCGCAGAAAAGTCATTGAAGCATTGGAGTATAACCCAATGTGCTACAACTGTAAGAGTTTTGGAAAGTCCTGCAAAGGGTCAACAAATAAAGTATATAGCGGATGCGTCTATAAAGAGGTTGACGAATCGAAACCGTCTATATATACACAGATTTTAGAACAAGTGAAATAGTCGAAACCGCCACTCCTGGCGGTCTGCAGGAACTGCCCCACCTGCACTGATGAGACAGGGCACACAATGAAAGGATGGTTGATTTTATGGCTACAGTTAAATTACAAGGAATTTATGAAAGAAGAAACGCTATCCCGGCGGCAGAACTCAAGCCGGGCATGGTTACAGTTTGGAATTTTGGATACACCGAGACGGTAAAAAGCGTTGAGCCTACCAAGAGCGGAAAAAGCGTCAGATGCGTTATTATTTCCGACGAAAGTGGAAAAGAATACACGCGAACAATGCGAAACGATAGACTTGTAGCAATCGCATAGGCAAGGGCGGCTTTTCCGGGGTTCGATTCCCCGGCTTGCCATTACTCAAAAATGAGCAAATAAAAGGAAAGAGGTATAAGAAATGGAAGAAAGATATATTTTGCACACGGGAAAAGGTGTGCAGATCGTAACAGAATCGCAAGCAATTAACAACGCGCTAGATCAAGAAAAAAGCGGCGTTATTCCGCGTTACTCATTCCGGGATTATAAGACCGGGGAAAAACTTACACCGCCCGGATGGCTTGTGTTCTCAACTTTTGCGGACGGATGCGGCGTTGTGTACCGCAGATCTGACGGAAAAATGATCGTAACAACAGGATTTCAAGGGGATTTTGTTGTAATTTAAGGCGGTACCATTCCGCCTTTTTCGCGTGCTTGGTGCATCCGTTCCGGTTCGATTCCGGGAGCGCGGACTACATGGAAATCGGTTTCCATGCGCAAATTGACAAATAAACACAATATAAGGAGGTGGGAAAGATGGGAAAATATGAGTATATCGGGAAAAGGGAAATCATGCGCCGCGTGCGTGCCCTTGGTTATATGGAAATATCCGGAAAAACGTGCGGCTACTCGAAATATGAGGGTGTGGAATGGGTGGAGTCTGCAAAAATCAAAATAACCGCCCAGCGTGGCGGCGACTGGTTGCAGATCACACAAAGACCGGAAAGCGTAACACACACTTACAGCCGGTACGATGGGGAAAACTATCTTGACAAGTGGTAAAATGCGGTCTATGCTAGATTGTAACTATAGCCGGGCAAGCGTCTTTTGGCGTTTGCCTGTGATCGGCAATATTATCAAATATCATCAATGAATTATTTATATATGGCATAAAATATAGTGTATTTGTGTTATTTGCGGAATATCGCAGATAATTGCACGTTTGTTACACGTTTTTGGGAATCCGTAAAAATGGAATCTTGACCCCAAAAACGCTACCCCAGGGGGGTACAAAAAAATTACGAAATATTTTTTGGGGCGCGGAGAAAATTTTCTTTCGTAAAAATCAAAGACCGCGCCGCATAATCACTTTTACTCAACTCTTCTATCAGCCTTTCCCTAGTCATTTCCGGATTCGTCCGGTGCACGTACTGTAAGAGTTCTGAAATTTTATCCATTATGCAACCTCCATAAGTTCAATCAATAGTCTGTCTGCTATTTCAAATACTTCTCTTCCGTATGTAGCCAAGAAGTCTGCTACAATTTCCTCTGTATCAATATCCATGTATACATTATACGAAAGACAAAACGCATGACATAATTCGTGACATAACACACGGTCAAGGAACCTTCCGCGTAAATCATCCGAAAGATATATTGTTTTCGTGTTCCTGTCGGTCATGCCTACTGTTCTGCTCCCATCACTTCTCTGTAGCATATCGCTGTAACGCGATACTTTGACCAAATTCCACATTTCATTGTTTATCGTGAACAATTTACCACCTCGCAAACAAAGAGGGCAAAATGCCCTCTCTATTACATTTTCGTGACAAGCGTAGTCAGCTTTGTCTTGGTCAACTGTTTCTCTTCTGGGGACATACCGGAAAACAGTTCGGTCACATCTTCAGAAAGAGATTTCATGTACTTTTCGAGTTCTTTCATCTTTGCGTCCTTATCTTCCGGTGAATTTCCGTTATGCATTTCCTTTGTCTCCATGTAGCTTCTCCGGCTCATACCGGCTCTGCCCTCTCTTGCATCGTGAGTACCGGTACTCATGCCGTTATTTCCGCTCATAGGCTCTGAATAATACATCTTTCCCATACTCATTCTGTCAAGGTCTCTCATTCGCTCTGCATCCGACATATTTTCCCATTCCCGGTAATCTTCCGGCATCTGATGATAATATGGAGGTTCTACATATCCTCTGCGTGTTCCACGTCCTTTCGGTGCGAATCTGCCATTTGCATAGCGGTAATGGTCGTAAAATCTTCTGTCTGGATAATCCTCGTACTGTTCAAGCATACGCATAATATCCTCGTTATTTTCAGACTTTTTCATTGCTTCAACAATGTTATAGTCTTTGTCAAAGCATACGATATTCTTTGCAATCTCTGTCCAATCCTTGAGATCATCAAGGTTTTGTCCTTCAAAATTCTCGATTCCGATGCCGTCAACGTGGGCTTTCACGCAATCCATAATCTGTTTCGCAAATTTATGCATAATATCAAGCCTCCCTTACTGCAATCAAATTACTGTTCTGCACCTCGATAGCCTGCGCGGACGTATTCTGCACGGCTACGGTACTGCAACAACCGCAAGGTACATCAACATATGCCTGTGCTGATACATTAAAGAAATTCTCAACTGCCGCAGGGGTTACGATCATCTTTGTTGACTGCAAAGGTTCTCCATCAACCGCGATTGCAAGAGAAATCTCTCCGACTGTTCCGCCTGTCGGGATCTGAATGTTGCCGGAATACGACACAAGGAATCTCGCTTTGCACTGATTTGTGATACCTCTTAGCTTGATAATTCCACTTCCCTGTCTGTGTACGATACATTTTGTTCCATTTACCGCTGTTTCTGTAAATACCACATCTTCTCCAGCGGCAACGGTTTGTAATGCAATTCCTGTTACTTCCATTATTTTTACCTCTCTTCCATAAAATAAGGGCAAACATTACAGTCTGCCCTTTGGTTATAAGTAATACTGCTTAGCAGACATGATCGAGTTAAACTCAATTAAGATACTCAATTATTTAGTTTTAGCAGCCACAACCGGTGTTGCATCCGCATCCATATGCATAAGCATTTGGGTTAGGTACAACATATGCCGGGATAGCAGACGGATTTACTGCATTGATAATCTGCTGTGTCTGAGCTGCCATCTGAGTTGTAAGTAATGCACTCTGACGATCCTGTGAAGCTGCTCTACGCAGATCATTATTTTCTGCCTGTAAGGAAGAAATTTTTTCATTGCATAGATAATCGAGAATAGCGCGTGTTCCTGCATTCTGACTGTCGATAATGTCTCTCGTGTTGCTGTTCATGGTGTTCTGCAACGCGCAAGTGTTAGTTGCCATGTTGTAGTTTACGCCTTGGATAGCTTCTCTTGTTTCGCAGCAGCAGTTTGCGAGCTGTGACTGTAATGCGTTTGTATTCTGCATGTTAGCGACTGTATCAGCATTGATAGCCTGCTGGATGCCGAATCCGGTCTGCAAAATGTTTGTGTTGATGCCATTCATGCCTGTTTGCACTGCATAGAATCCGTCACAAAGTCCGTTTGTAATGCCATCAAGTTTTGACACAACCGCCTGATTATCAAATCCGCGCTGAATTTCGCTTCCGACACCACCATTCATTCCGTTTCCTCCGAATCCGTTACCGAATCCACCCCATCCGAAGATAGCGAAGATAACGATAATGAACCATAACCATGAGCCTTCTGCGCCCCATCCATTGTTATTTCCGTTTCCGTCAATGTTTGCTACGAGCGGAACGGATGCACAATTACCTGTGTTAAACATAGAATTTACCTCCATAATTCATTTTTATATACATAATCTTGCAAGAATTAGTATCACATTCCTAATTTGCTTTTAAACGACTCAAAAGCCTTGTCTGCGTCAATTCCCTTTTCTTTGCACAAATTCCTAGCCATCTGCTCGATGCCCTTGGAATCTCCCTTCTGCGCCATTTGCATAGCATTGCGTGCCATAGGGTTGCTCATTACGCTGTTATTCCCCATCATTTGTTGTAAAAACTGCTGTGGGTTTCTCATTCCCTGTAACATCTGCATAGGATTCATTAAGACTCACTCTCCTTTTGTGTTCGTGAAGATTTTCTTTGCGTTTGCGAAGATAGCTTATCTTCCAACTCTTCCATCTTTCCAAACAAGCAATCCAATTTGTCAGTAATAGCCCTTGTCGCATCGTCAGACAGCCCTATTTCAATTCTTTTATCATCGCTTGAAGAATCTGCCATCTGCTCATTAAAAGGCTTGTAAACGGTCTTTCTGATTGTTCCGTTGGCATCCCATTGTTTTGCTACGATTGCGCTCATGTCCTGCATTGGGAAAAACGCAACGCTTCCATCCATAGGCACATCATTTGCCATGATTGCCGATTCCGACTGCACTACTTTTCCTTGGATTCCAAGAAACTGCGGTTGCATCTGCGGAATCTGTGGCTCTGGCTGTTGAAACCTCTGCATTGGGTTGTACTGATATGCGGCATAGCTTGGGTTTGGGTTAAATGCCATATTCTGATTTTGCATCTGATACATTCTCTTCCTCCAATACTTCCTTGATTGCGTGTATCATTGCTGACTGATACACAAGCGGAACCTTTGAAACATCTTCTCTTGTTAAGATTTTTTCAAGAATTTCATCCGTAAATAACATTCCGCATCCCTCCTATGCTTATATTTTTGCATAAAAAAATACGGTTCTTCCGCAAAAAATAAGCAGAAAAACCGCATAAAAAAAGACGCTCAATGCGTCCAAACTTCCATAGTAATCATATTCAATTAACTTTTAGCACTTGTACAAGAAACTCCTTTCTTTAGTATAATCAAGGCTTCCGAGCCTTTTTTGATTACCTTTTGATTACTTTTTGATTACTCTCTTTCCCCTAATCTATAGAAAACCTTGATTTTATGCGGTTTTCTGAAAGCCAATAAGGGGACTCGAACCCTTGCACAAAGCATCAACTTTTCAGTGTTTATGCGGCTTGTAGCGTTTTTACTTTGATTACTTTTGATTACTTTTTTCAAAATAGTAATCAAACGACTAACTTGTTCGTGCTTTGAAGTCTGGTATACTACTTAAAATATCTGACTTTTTCTCGATAGATCTGCGGTTTCTGTGGTAATGTTCCTCTGTAGTTCCTAGGCTTGCGTGCCCCATCTGACCAAGGATCAACCGCTCGTCAATATTGTTGTCAAGAAGGATGGTTCCGTATGTCTTTCGGATCTTATGTGGAGACTTTCGATAGATTCCTAACTTATCGCACAATCTCTGTAATCGCATTCTTACACAATTCGCATTCAAGCGCTCTCCATTTTCTTTAATGAACACAAATTCTTCAAATGGATTCGTTTTTCTGATCCTATCACACAACCACTCGTAGTCCTTTGGGATGATAATTGTTCTCGCCCCAGCTCTCGTCTTTGGGAAATCCTTTATCGCAACCGTATATTTTGCATCGTCCTCTCCACGATACCTTGTTTCGGTTCGCCGAACCTTGACCGTATTACCGTCAAAATCATCATGTTTTAGGCACACAACCTCTCCGATTCTCATTCCGGTCACGAACATTAGAAGTATTGCTATGTTTGATAAATCAAGGTTGCATTCCAAATATTTAATCATAATATCAGTTTCATTCTCGTCAAAAACCTCTTCGTAATCTTCCTTGATCGTTCGTTTGAAATCGGAATCAGATGTATCAAGCTCCTCAAACAATTCTTCAACATTAAAATCAATCAACTTCCGCTTTTTGGCTCGTTTCAGAAACCCTTTGGTTATCCCTTTTAGTCCGGAAAACGCCTTTGCCGTCAAGTTAAACTTCGGAATCTGTTCTTCTAGGAAATCTCCCCATTCATCTTCCGATATTGATTTTATGTGCCTTTTACCCATTTGTTTAAAGTGCCTTTGATAAAAGTTGCGATTCCTTTGGTGCGTTGCATTTCCAATCTTGTTCAGTGCCAACCGCCTGTCGTTCCACTCTTCAAACACTTCATCAATGGTTGGATTTTCTTCTTGAATCTGTAAATAATCGATAACCTCATTTTCAATATCGACCCTATCTTTTTTCTTAAGTAGCTTTCTCCCTTTCTCCTTGCATGGAATATAGGTTCTCCAATACCCATCTTTCCCTTCCCATATATCATATGGGTGTTTCTTTAGTATCTTTTCTCTTTTGTTCATTTCAACTTGTTCTTGCACAAGTGCTATGTCGAGAATACCACTATCAACGGCATATTTCAACAGTTCTTTTTCATCCAATCAAATACCCCCGTTCTTTCTATTTTATCTTTTATATCTCTCACTCTGTACTCTATCGTTCTTAGTGATAGATTTTCTTTTGTGGATATTTGCTTTTGTGAAAAACCACGGCAGAGAAGAGAGAAAATTCTCTCCTCTTCTTCCGTGAAATTGGCATTTTCTTTTATTTGTTCAAGTTCTGGCTTAATGAATTTTGTAAATTTCATAAGCCATTTCTCCTTATTTTATTGGTTGATATTTAAGTTTTTAAACATAGCACACATAACATCTACGACAATACTGTTTCCGAATTGCTTATACAACTGCGTATTACTGTTTACTGCTGCCATTTTGTCAATATCTTCATCAGATACACCCATCAGCCGTCCGCACTCTCTCGGTGTTAGCTTTCTGGTAATATGTTGCAATTTCACACTTTCATATAATTTTCTCATTGCCGGATCTGCTATTTTGGGTACATTGCAATGACCTACTGTAAGTGTAGGTGCAATTCCATCTGTATAAACAGCTTTTCCATCCTGCGATGAATTTATTCTTCCAGCAACTTTTATAAGACAATCAGAACCATCTTTGTAATATCTGAATTTTATTGTAGATGATATATCATCAACATCTTTAATCACTGCATGAAAATTATTTCCTTTCTCTTTCTGCTTTTTTGCATGTTTCGCAAATCCTTTCAATGCCTTATCGCTTACATAGAATTTGTCATCAACTACCTCTTCTAGATAATCGCGTATTCTTTTTGTAAGTGGTATAGGCTGTGGAAAATCATATGAGTAATTGCCAAGGAACGAAAACATAAAGCACCTGTTTCTGTTCTGAGCCACTCCATAATTTTTAGCATTCAAATCTTGCCAATAATTTGTGTACCCTAAACTTTCCAGGAACCCCAACCACTTCTCAAAATCATTGATGTTTTTCTTGCCGTGTACTTGTGGTACATTTTCCATGAACAAAATCTGTGGTAATTCTCCGTTGCTATCTCTGATTTCTGTTAGTATTCTCTCGACTTCCCACAACAGACCGCTTCTTGTACCACTTCCCTTAGACATTCCAGCTTGCTTCCCGGCAACTGATAAATCGGTGCATGGAAATGAGTAAGTGAGTAAACAAGTAAAGGTTTCTGTATCGCAAATATTCAAATCTCCTGCATGAACCTTTGTTATGTCCATTGTGGGGAAATCCGTACCATGTACTGCGTTATAACTTGCAATAGCGTACTTATCAAACTCCACAACTCTGTAATGCTCAAACTTAGCACCTATTCTCTTTAGTGCCATTGCCTGACTGCCGTAGCCGGCAAAAAGTTCTATTAAGCGAATGGGCTTTGTTATGCTGATTGGTTCTCTTGTGAAGTCAAATATGCTCATTTGATTATCACAAGAATAATTTTCAAAATTCATAAAATCTACCAAAAGGAAACCTCGGTTTTATGTGCGCACAACCTATTCCTTTCTTTGATTTTCGGTTAGTTGTTATATCTTTTTCTTAATGTATTCTGCACCTTATCCATTCCCTTAATTCCACCGACAATAAAAGCTATTTCTGCTCTATTTTCTGTCGCTTTTGTTTCTGCTTCCATGTCGTGCAGTCCGTATTCAGTCTGAATAATTTCATTTGCAGTAATTCTTTTTAATATTTCTTCACATTTCTTCTTGCTTAAAATCTTCACTCTGAATCACCCTTTCTTTTTCTTCTTAGGCTTAAACTTAAAAACATCATTTTTCTGACGGCTTACCATGCTACGATATCCGTTCATCTTACTGGCTCTGCTCTTTGCCATTCACTCCACCACCTTTCACAATCTGGATTGCTTTGCCTATGCACTCTTCTATGCATTTTTCATATGGAGTGTTTTTATAATAGTGTGTTTCTTCATTACTATAGTCTTCCAACTGCTCCACAACCTTGTCCTGGTCGTAGGCGGTCGGCTGTGCATCTATCACGCTTGCCAATGTTGCCAAACTTACTCTCCTAAAATCATCATCAGATTTACTTGCATTCATGCAATATTCTTTTAGTGCATCTGCACCAATCAGTCTCATCGTTTTTTATCTCCTTTTTTCAAATAATCAAAAATCTCATGTCCAATCATCGCTACAACTGACAGAACGCAAAAAAGATTGACTCCAAATTTTGTTAGAATATCTAACCTAATGGCTATAAGTATTAGTAGAATGAAATTTATGTACGATTGAAACATCACTCTTCATCACTCCTTTCAATTTTCCTACCGCATACAGGGCAGAATTTAGGCAGCTCCCTTTGAAACGCATCTATTCCAAAATCATAACCGCAACACTCTGTAACTCCATCAATTATCCGAGTTTTTCATTGTTTCGTTCCATAGCTGCTTGGTATTCTTCCGGTGTGCCGATTGCGCGGTACTTCTGAACCTCTTCCAGTGCCTTAATTGCTACTCTAGTAGCTTTCGCAACTCTGCATTCCCCATATTCACAATTAAACGGGCTGTCTGTGCCTTGTGCGCATTCATAACAACTATCTTTCTTTAATATCTTAATTGCTTCATTCTCCGTCATGCCTACACCTCCAACAATTCCGGGTTGTCAAACGTATTGCCGATAACTTCTGCATCAACCATATTTATCCAATAACCTAAATCTTTTCTGTATCTTCCAGTGTGCTTGTCTGACCAGCCTACATAAAATCCAACGTGTTCGGTTTTGGTGCTATCAAAGCAGTTCTGATAACTGCCGTATTTGATTTGCGCGCAAACATCACTAAATAAGTCTTTTACAATATCATTCTCCCAAATCAGCTTGCCATTCTTGTCCTTAAGTCCGGTGCACTGGCAGACGGTGGACGGGTCTACCTTTTTAGCAAAATCCTTATACTCACTCGGATATATCCCTATAATTTCAATTTGCTCCCCTGTCTCAATGTCTTGCTGTTTATCAACAAGCAGGCTTCCAATGATCCATTCGTCGGTATCAATCCGCTTTGCGCGGAATAAATATCTATCTTCCATATTCTCTCCTATTCCGCTTCTGATTGAAGTTCTTTTATCCATCCATCATAATCCCATGAACTTCCACATATAGTGTCACTTGTTACGGTTGATAGATAATCTGCTAACTCTTCATCCGACATATTCCTTATCCTGTCGGCATTGGTCACTTTCGCGTCAACAAGTTCAAAGCACTCATCACGCCATTTCAATACATTATCAATATTAAATGAACTGTAACCTACATGGTAATAATCTTCGCCGACTTTTTTGTACTTGATTTCGTAATATGGCTTGTTGTCTATCATCCTTACGATAATTTCCAGAGATGTAACTTTGTTTTTTGTATCATCATTTTCTGAAACTTTGCTATCACATCTGCAACAAGGCTCGTTATCTATTGAATTGCTGTTGTGCTTGCAGTTACAAGAAATCTTTTCTTCACTATCATCAAATGCCTTTAAAAACATTTCAGCAATTTCTTTCTCGTAATTCTCTTTTACCAAGATTCCAGCCGCTGTTCGCTCTGTTAATCTCTCCATGTCTATTCCTCGCTTTCTGCCAGCTTTGCCGTTTTCCAATCGCTTATATCGCCACTTCCGCGCGCACTCCAAGATGTTGCTCCGTATCCCCATGCGTACACTATTCCGTTCTCGTATTTTGCAAAATACCTCCGTGTCCACGCATCAGATTCTAGGCCTCTCACAAGAATCGGCGTATCGACCGCTACCTTGCTCCAATCAACAGGCGGCTCAACATACTCGCTATTCGCCCATTTCAGTATTTTTTCATTACAATCTGAATAACCGAAATCACAATCTTTGCAAAGAAGATTGTCACAAGAAGTCATTTTCCCGTTGCGAACTGCAATTTTATCTCCCTTACACGCAATATCTAAAATTTCTTTTGCGTATTTCTCTCTGTTCAGCATATTCACACCTCCAAGTCACACACAAACTTAATCTCATTCGCCAAACTCTCCGCTATCATCGGCAACGTCAACTGAAACTGCTTGTAATTAGCTAACGTATCAATGTAGTCGATGAATTTGTCCGTGAAATACTGCAACTGTTTCGCTGTTATCTTAAATTCCTTTTTCAGAATCGTAAGCGTGAGCGCGAAATAGTTAAACAAAGACGCACCGGAAAGCCTGTATGCTTCACGCTCGATACAGAAACCTTTCTTTGCATACAGGTTCATTAACTGCCTTTGCGGAATTTTTCCGACTTCCTCTTTTATGTCGATTCCGTATTTACTTTTCAGATAAACAGACAAGTCCTTTCCGGTATTTCCACCGGATGCTGCTTCATCTAAGTAGGATTTCAAAAAATCCTGCAACCGGATGATTCTTGCCTGTCCGAATCCGAATTTGTCATGTAGAATTATGTACCCAATCACGACAAAATCTTTGTATGATTTTGATATAACCTTATCGGCATTTCTCTTTTCAAAATCATTTTGCCCGATAATCCGCATTTCCTGTTTTGTGTAAAATGCCGGCTTTTTATTCCGTCTCAACGCGTTGCTCATTTCTTTGCTTTCTCCTTTCTGTATGTGATTTCCAACCATGCAAAATGACTCAATACAAGCTGTCTTGCACGCTCTTCAATCTCCATTCCTTTGTATTTGTTTATCAATGATTCTCCGGCTTTTACAACTTCATCCCACCAAGAATCAGTATTGTCCGGTGAATAGTATTTCTGAATGAATTGCCAATAATCCATAAATACTTGCCATTCTTCCGAACCCTTTTCGATCTTTGCACTTGCCATAGCCGCTACCTCTAAAACGGACAATCGCCATTGTATGGCTTGAATCCGTCCCCGCGTCCTTTCTTTTTTATTTCCGAAACAACATCATCAAACGGTTTTTCGATTTCAACAAACTTCATGTGATCTCCATCAAACTCCATTGCTTCACGCATCGTCATTCCCTGTCTGTTCTTTTCGATTTTTACGCCCTTGGCTCCCTTGTCATTGTCTGACAGATTCCACAGCATAATTATGTTTGACGCATCCTGTTCGATTGCTCCAGATTCCCTCAACTCTGCCATGGTAGGCTCTTTTGTGTCTCTGCTTTCGGAAGCCCTTGTTATCTGTGAAAGTGCTATTACATGTGTATTTAAGTCTCTTGCAACCGATTTTAAACCTCTTGAAATTGATGCTACTTCTTCATTTCTTCCGGAATATCTGTTATCCGGCATAAGCAATTGCAGATAGTCGACAACGATAACATCAAAGTTTTGGTGCCTGCATTCTGACTTTATCTCTCTCGGAGATACAGTTCCGGATGCAATCCATAATTGATAATCACTCATTTCTTCATTTGCTTGGTTAAATTTTCCCTGCTCATCGCCAAGAAACGCTTTTGCCCTTCTGATTCTCGTTAAGCCGATTTCCGCAAGTCTTGAAATAAATCGTTCATACACCTGTTTGTCGCTCATTTCCAAGTTGAAATATGCGACTTTAAGTCCCCTTTTTGCCATATTGCCAATAATTTGCGTTGTAAGCGCGGATTTACCGACTGCCGGTCTTGCGGCAATTACTGTTACATCACCGCGTTCAAGATCGCCAAGCGCATCATCAAGCTGCGATAACCCGATTTTTATACCGCCCTCTCCAACGCTTTCATTGAAATACTTGTCTTTGTTCTCACCCGCAATCTGTTTAATCGGCTTTAGTTTTACTTCTTTTCCCTCTTGCAAATGTTCAAGCCTTGTAAGAAGGTCGCTGATTGTATCATCAATGTCACATGGTTTTAAACTAGATTTCTGATACATGTCACGAACCGTTCTTGCCTTGTATTCTTTCGCAACCGCATCGGCATAGCTTTTAACCATAGTTGAAGTGATTGTTCCGGTAATACAGGATTTCATCAATTTGCTAATCTGTTCTTGTGTGTATTTGTGATTCTCAAGTGCCATTGATAAAGACATCGGATCAATACTTTCATTCCGGTCATACATAGCAAGCATTTCCTTGTATGTGTCCTGCGCAAAATCCGAACTAAACATTTCCGGCTTCAGCGTTCTCCAGATGCTATTTAGCACATCATTGTCAATCAATACGCACCCGATCACTCCAAATTCTGCTTCTGTCAACTGCAATCACCTCGTTTCTCCGCGATCTGCAGCCAATAATCGCAATCATTTTTCAGCCAATCAACATATTTTGGAATGTACCGAAAATCCGTATCATCTGGATTCTTTTCTTGATAGTCACTCAAATATGCTTCTGTGGCTTTGTATAACAGCCGTGCAATGTCCGGTTGGTTCTCTTCGATAACTTCTAGCACTTTATCCATCCAAGCTGTTTTAGAGGTACTGTACGCTGTTTTCTTGGGGTATGCATCAAAAGTCTTTTCCCAAGCATCTTCAAAATTAAATGGCTCTTTAGAATCGGTCGACAGCGAATTTTCTTTTATATTTTCTTTCTCTTTATCTTCTTCTTTTTCTTCTTCTCTATCTGAAACAGCGACATCAGACGATTTATCGGGCGATTTTTGCTCAATTAGGTTTTTCTGCTTCTTTCTCCGGTTCTGTTGATAAAGCCTGTCACGTTCTTTTTTCTTCTCATAAGCGTCAAGCGTTTGATGCTTATTCCAATTCGGAATCGTTATCACGTTGTCAACGACCTCAATCATTCCAAACTCTTCAAAGGTCTTAAGCGCAAGCCTTACCGTGTTCAAATCTCTGCGAAAAATGGTGGCAAGCATTTCATCCGTGAACGGTAATTTGTTGCTCATCATAAACACACCGTTGTTATTCTGTTTTCCGGCAAGAATGAGAAGTTTGAACCAAATCGTAATGATGCTATCCGCACTTGGCATACTCTCAATCAGCAGAATCTTTTCATCATCAAAGACATCTGTTGTGATTTTAATCCACTTGACTTCTGCCATTTAATCACTCTCCTCATATGTATCTTCAGAAATCAAAGCCATAAACTTCTCATACTGTTTTTCAGAAACTTTGTTACCCTGTTTCTCCGGCTTCAATCGGATTTCAAGGTGCTTTTCAGCAATATGCGATAATTCCTTAGCAAGAGTCTTTTTGCCTTGTTGTACGCCCCGCATATAACCTTTGACCACTTTTCTTTCTCCGATTGAACCACTTGCGCGATTTTCTCCTTGACCGCCCAAACTGACATTACGCAATTGATAGCCTTTATCTGCATATAACTTGATGTAATATTTCTCCTTTTTATCAAGCTGGCTCTCTGAGAAATTCAGAAATTCAACTCGCCAACCATAAGGATTGTCGCTCTCGTTGTACAACTTATGCTTCCGTAAACTAAGGTCTATGTGTTGTTCATAGCCTGTAAGGTGGCTACACAATCTGCTGATTATATGCAGTGCCTGCCCGATATACGCATACCGGAAACCATTTTCATCCTCACGAAGTAAGAAGTATATTCCGCTTTCATCATTCAGTTTCGGATTCAACGCAAGCCACTTCTGTTTATTTTTGGCTTCGATGGCTTTTGCCTGTCTAAATTTCTTATAATCCACCCCAATCACTTCCTCTCCAATGGCTTCATGCTCATTTGAGCCACAAACTTTCCATAGCTCATGCCGGAAGCGCGTGCCATGTGATTCACAGCCTTGATTGCATCATCCTTTTTCTTTTGCTTTATCAAGCGTTCTTTAACGTCAATGCTAATGCAGTCTTGGCAATTAAACTTGTTTTCATCTATCGTCATAAACAGCCTTCCGCATTTCGGGCATATTCTTTTATACACAATTCTTCCAGCCTTTTTAAAATTTCTAAACTGCGCAGATCTTCTTGCACAGTCGGGTCTACAGTATTTCTGATCTTGTCGCTTCGGCTCAAATTCAACCATACAGTATTCACATAATTTCAATTTTTACCTCCAATCTTTTGTAAGGGCGGTGCGGTAAACGCACCGCCAAAACATGGCTTTCAATAAGCTTGTGATAACTATTATTCGCCAAACAAGATAGTTTCTTTTAGGCTTTCGCCAAGGTGTTTCAACCAATCAGAACGGACAAAGGTTCATATCAACCTCTAGCCCTTTTTCTGCAACATAAACATTTGCTCCATATTTAATTGTTTCTTTCGTTCGTTGTAGGAATAACGCGGGATCTCCGCTTGTGTCCGATAAGTGTATTAAAACGACATTTCGTAAAGCCGGGTTGTCGTTCGTCTGAATAAATTTAAGTGCCGTATCAAGGCTCATATGGCCTCGCAAACGGTGTTCATAATTTGGCTCATTCCGGTCTACCAAATCCATGCTATAATTGGCTTCAACCATGATATGCTCAACCTTTATGCCGGAAAAGTCATACTTGCAATATTCCAAGTCGGTCAAGAATAACAGTTTACCCATTTCCTCATGCTCGATTAAATAGCCGTAGCACTCGATTTCTGTATCATGCGGTACGTTGAAAGGGGTCACTGTAAAACTGCCGATTTGCCGTGCTCTGCGTGGTGGAATGGCTATTGTACGTTCTCCTGTAATGGTTTCAAGCGCGGTCTGCGTTTTAAATGCCGTATAAACCGGAATGCCGGATTGCATGAAATCTTTTATGTATCGTGCATGGTCTCCATGTTCGTGGCTCACAATGCAACCGACAACATTTGCTATTTTCCAATCAATCATCTTCTTAAAATCAAGAAATTTGCATCCTGCTTCGATTGCAAGGATTTCTCCATTGTCGGCAATTAAGGCGTATGAGTTACCGGATGAACCGGAACCTAAGACTTTTAATTTCATAGGCTACTCCAATTCTTCCTCTGCCGGAAAGTGAAAATATTCTGATGTACTTTTCCTAAACATTTCGCTGCTTAACACTTGGCAAACTTCCGTAAAGTATTTTGAATTGGCAGTATGATGATAAAATTCATTATTTTCATACGCAATTCTAAGCATTTCCATGGCTTTCTTTGCTTTTTCTTCGGTGGAATATTCAGCAATTTGCATGTCATCAGTAAGCGACTCAACACCTGTTAAGTTTTTGTTCAGGAAATAAATCCTTGACTTGAATCTCTGAATAATCACCTCTTCGTATGGCATATCAAGCGTTCCGTCCTGTGATATAACTCTCATAGCAACCTCCTAATCTTTCATAAAGTCCGGTACGTTCTCATCATTCTCAACGACTTTCTCCGGCTCAACTGCTGCACCGTCGGTCGCTTCGGATTCTGCTACGACAAATGGTTCTGAATTGGCGTTTTCTGCAATTTCTTCCTGTGTCTGCACATAGGTTTCATCAAGCTGATTGAAGGACTGCTTTGCCATGCTATTGAAGTCCTTGCGATACTTCTTGATTGCATTGTTACGCATTTTACGAACAATCATTGATTCCGGTGTGTCGAGCCATGCCGCGCTGATATAAGGCTTTGCAACTTCACATTCCAACATTTCATCAACGGTTGCGCATTTTCTCAAAGCATCGAAAATCTCCTCTTTCTTAGCCTTGATTTTGCTCAACTGCTCGGCTGATGCCTTGTAACGATTCTGACAAATTCCGAAAGTCTCATTCATCAGATTGTTGCGCACATGAGCAAACAGATTAACCTTTACACCGTCTCTCTCTGCGATCAGATACTGAAATGTGCCGTCCTTTAATTTCAGAGGATAAACAACACGGACAACCTTCTGTGATCGTCCCATTTCTTCCCATTCCGGCGGTGTCATTTCGATACCCTTATGCTTTGGATATGAAAACTCGTCACCGTCTTTAACAAGCCAACAAGGATATACGGTATCTACATTTTCTCCATAGTTACGAAGTAATGCATCGTTGCCGTCTCCCTCAATTCCCATTTCTACAACCTGCACATAGTTGTCTCCGGACTTCTTTGTTCTAAGCTGGAAATAGCACTCTCTCGGCACTGCATTAGCATTGAGTTTAAGGCTTGCGCACTGACCGACAACCTCTCGCAGATTCGATGTATCAAGTCCGTTTAAATCCTTGATTTTATCGCTATCCTTAACAAGCTGATAAATGCTTGTCATAGCTGACATGGCGCACTGCTTTGAATAATCATCATACGGCACACCGCATAACTCAAAATCCTTTGTAACAAGGTTCGTGATTGAATTAGTCCACTGGCTGACCGCAGTGTTGACTTTCTGTAACTCTAAACTGTTTTTCTCTGCCATAATTACTTACCTGCCCTTTCTGATTTAATGTACTTAATACAATCCACCGTTTCTCCGTCTTTGATTTCCTTATGCCGTCTGTTCAGAATGATGAGCCACTCAAAATTATTGTTGCTAAATCCCCTGTTGAATTTGATTCCCCTCACTCCCATCACAAACTCCGAATTATCGTATTTCACAATCGAATGTTCCCCTCTGAATGAAACCTGTCCGTTGTCCTCAATGGCATATAAATTTACTGTATCTCCAACGCTCAAATTTTCCCCTGTAATGTCACAAATGTTCGTTTCTTCTCCGATACGTCCGTAGTCGACAGTTCTATCCGACGGTACTAAATGTGGCTCAAAGTCCACTTCCTTTTCTTCCGGTTCATCACCGGACTTCTTTGTATTGTCCGCATCCTGTAAAATGCGGTTGTAATCTTCTTTCCCAAGCTCGTGCTTTAAAACCTCTAACAGTGACACGAACTCTGCCATTACAACCGGTTTAAAACCGGTTACCTCTACTGTTCCAAAATCTGATTTAATCATAATTTATTCCTCACTTTCTCCGGCATCTACCGGCTCTTCATACTTCTTCACAATTGCCACCTTATCAGCACCGTAGGTTTCCACCCACTTCATATCCACCGATTCATCCGTAACCGTCAGCTTTGCACCTTTGGCATTTACAACCGTGTCACCAGCTTTCACAGAATCCTCGGTGCGATACACATAGCTTCTGGTGCTGTTTGGAAATTTTGCTTTGATATACTGCATTTATCATCCCTCCTCAATTTTCAAACCAAATGGAACGTTTCCATTAACAATAGATTGCCAATGTGTAATAACATTTGGACTAGCACTTGGATTGCATGGTTCCGTTGGAGCAAACATAAATCCGCTCTCCTGTTTCTTGGTTTCTTCATCCCATTCTTTCTCGGTTCCAAAGCAAAGATGCTCATAGAATTTTGGATTGTCCTCATATGACATACACCGTGCATCCGGCTGTGTGATGTTGTTGCTTGTCCCTACTCTTGACATTCTACACACCCTCGACTTTCAACTGCTTGTCCTCTGAAACGCTCAAAAGAATTAACTGCGCATCCATATCCGGCACATTGAACTCATTCAGCGATTCTGCGTTATCAACGAAAATCGGCACGCTCACACCGTATAACTCGCTCAATGAGCGGATAATATCGAGTCCGGCTACGATTCTGTGACCATTATTCAAATCTGAATATCCGACTCCATTTACGATACATTCACAGCAATCTTTCATGCCGCCATTTAATTGCATTTCCCAGAGTTTGAAGTTTACTGTCTTAAAATGACTATTGATGGATTCAGAAACCTTATTCAGCTTAAAACGAATAAACTCTTCCAAGAGATAAAGCATCTGCTCTTGGTCGGCAACTTTCTGCCCGATTTCTTTCTGTTCGTCTCTAAGCGTTTCGATGCGATCATCAATCATAACGTTGTTAGCCGCCTGTGCGATAATCTTATTTACTTCATCAAGCTGACTCTTTAATTTTGCTTTATCAGCTTTTGCGTCCTCAACAACCTTATCTGCACCCTTGGATTCTAACTCTGCAATATCAGCAAGCAATTTATCCTGTTTAGCCTTTAACTTGACATATTCCGCATTCTGCATATAATCAGCGCATTTCGGAATCTTAGAAATCTGTTCGTCAAATCCCTTGATAATGTCAATTTCTTCCGCTTCATGCAGTTTCAAGGTGTTGATTGTGTTTTCCAATTCTTTGTTGTTCTCGGTCAACTCCTTAATCATTTCAGCACACGCATTTCCATCATCAACAATCATGGCAAGTGTTTTCGCGTGTTCTTCATTAAATATCTCGATTGCATCTGCCTTTCTCTGCGAAAAATCGGCTCTTAAAGACTCTATTTTATCTTCCGGCAATCTTTGTCCGCATAACGAACAAACCGCTGTGGATTCGTCAAATACCCACTTGGAATCATCAAATTTCTTTACTACTTCCTCATTGTATTTTTTTACAAGGTCTGCTTTCTTAAGAGTCTGTTCAGAAATTGATTTCTTACTGCTTTCAATGGAATCCTGTGCTTTTCTGATAGATGAACGAACATCCTCTAACTTCCGTTCGTGGTCATATTTGTGATTTTCAATCTCACGTCTCTTGCTTGAAAGCTCATTATCCATGGTCTGCACAATAGCTGACATTTCAAACTGACAATGCATTTCTTCGCTGCGCATTTCATCAATCCGCACATCAGATTTCGCCATTAAATCTTCAAGTGCTTCAATCTTTCGCTCCAAATCGGCTTTTAGTAACTCCTGCTCTGCAACATCTACATCAACCTTTGATTTCTCGGCTTCATCAATACGCACCGGGATTTCAGACTGTTTCTTCTTCCACTCGCTCAAAGCCTTGGAAAACTTGGCGCGAATATCGTCTGTAGATGGTGCTTTCTCCAATTCTCCAATCAGCGGCGCATACTTGGCATCTGTCTTTGCCAACTCCACATCTGAAACCTCTGCAACAAGTTTCATCAGAATATCTCGCTGATCTTTCCATTTCAGAGAAGAAAAATACTGCGGATTGGTCAGCATCTTGAACATATCCTCGCTCTGTGCCAGGCCGGAAACATAGGCTTTGAAATCAGCTTCGCTCTTCGGATAGCCGTCAATCTCGAACGAATTGACATTTCCCTGCAAAGTAACGGTGTCAGTTCCACGCTTCTTAACCCAATTCTGTTTCTGAACCTTAGAAAGCTCCACTTCCTTGCCGTCAACATCAATAACTCCAACAACCTTGATTTCCACGTTGTCGATGCGCTTTCCGTCCTTATCCAATGGTCTGACATTGAATTTTTCCTCGCCGGCACTGTTCTTGTTAAAAAGAAGCCATGTAAATGCATCAAAGATCGTTGTCTTTCCTACTGCATTCTGCCCTTTAATACTTGTCTTATTTGAGAAATTCACATCAAGGCTCTTAATACCTTTGAAATTCTCCATATGTAACGACTTTAAAATCATTCGCATTATTCTACACCCCCACGATTCCTTTTATTGACAACTCATATGTAACTTTTTCCATAACGTGACCATCTTTACACGTTTTCTTATATCTCCGGCTTTGTAATCTGCCGTATATGCTTACCCTATCGCCTAAAGCAAGTGAGTCCGTATACTCTGCACACTTTCCCCATGCAATGCAAGTAATCAAATCCTCTTTTCCGTTTTCTCTTACGTTTTTGAGTTTCACATCACAGATTTTACGGCCAAGTGGTGTTTCTCTAAGTTGCTTTTCCTCGATGATTCCATCAAGGCTTACTTCATTCAAAGGACTATCATCCTCTGGTCTTGTGATTGTATCAGCCATAACATACATAAGAATGGCTTTTCCAGACCCTGTTTTTACACGTCTGGTAATAATCTTTCCACAGACGTATACCGTTCCGCTAATTCCTGTATCGCTGATTTCTTCATCAAACAGTACCGGAAGTATATCTGCAACACCGCTTCTTCTTTCAACTCCGATAAAAAATTTATAAAATTTCTTACCGCTTGATTTATGGCTTTCCCTTGGTGCTGATACAACATCACCGATCAGTGTTATTTTGTTCTCCATTGCTTCTCCTTTCCATTTCTCTGTCAAGAACCTTTTCAAAATTATCTTTATCATTCTGTTTCTTTCGTTTCCCTGCCAAAAGTTCAGCAAGCATACGCTTTTCTTCCGTGGAACATCTCGTACCACTTATATACACAACGCTTACCATGCATCCTCTCTCATTCTGCGTTTTCTCTTAATTCGCTTGTCGAGTTCAGCTCTCTTCCGGTCTACCTCTGACCAGTAATACATAATTGCCGCAATTACTGCACCGGCTACAAATTTAATAGCCGCCATATTCCCGACCACGCCATCACTATCCATATAGCACGCGGCAACCAAGGAATACTCCATTGCCACCGCACCTATGATGAATTGGATTACTTTTTTCATCTGATTTCCCCTTTCGTGCTATATAATAAGGAAACAACTCATTCATTATGTGCATTCGCGCATGAAATCTGTTCCTGCAAGAACACTGGTGCTGTATAGCAATCAATAAACTCATGTGCATCTGCGATATACTTTCGCTTGATGCTTTTGTATGATGCCACACAACCATATTCGCGCTTAAGCTGACTGTAAATATCCGAATACACTGAACTTCTGATGCTTCTATCTCTGTATGATTCACTCTGCTTTCCACCAAGAATATCAACGCCCCTGCGCTTAACGTGCTTCTGAATCTCGTCAATCTCGCATCCATACAAAGGCATATCGTTTTCAAGGCTATCGATTTTATCTTCTACCTTTTCAACACGACCGCTCAATTCCTCGTTTCCCTGTGCAAGTAACTGAATCTTTTCTGCCGTTGTCATAGGCTTTCCGTAACTTCCGGTCTTTCGGATGGATGGAAGAACTTCTCCGGTTATCCATTTACGGAACTTCTTGGCATTCGGCTTGTCGCTGCGGAGAATAACCGCATACAAGCCGGATTCAGTAATAAACCAAGTCTCTCCTTGACGGGGTAAGTTTAACTTACGTCGTTCATCCTCGTCTAGTCTATCAGCAACAATGCGACTGTTTGACAGTTCCAATGCCTTGCAAACATCAGCCAAGCAAAACATCGGCTCGCTATTTAATACTACCGTTCGGACTTCTCCAAACTCTTCCGAATTAAAAATCTGTAATTCGTTCATAAATCTCCTTTCTGTGGTATAATTCCCTTATCATCAAATAAGGGAGGTGAATTTTTGAACAATGAATATGTATCTGCCTACGCTATCGCTAAAATCTGTGGATGTAACGATTCTTTCAATGATTTCAAAACCAAGTACGACCAATACCGTGAAGAAATCAAAGAATCTCTACCAAAAGAAGAAAATCAATTATCCAGCGTAGAGGTGGCAGAAAACCCATTCCGTAACATAAAACATTTCTAACATGTTTTAATGACCGGAGAAATGGCGGTAAGGACTTTGACGGATAATTCAATGTTTGTATCTTCGATTTTCTTATCGCCGTCCAAAATGCTTTGGTAATCATCAACAATATCCATTGCTATATGCTGTGCCAATTCGTCAAGACCGATATATCTATCCTTGTCTTTCTTTACAATTACAGCTTTTCCTTCTTCGTCTAAAAGCCGGTATCTTTTTACTTCCACCCATTCTCACCCCTTTCGTTTTCTTCGTCTGCAATCTGTAGATTGATTGCCCCGATTTTTTTCCTGATATATCAAGCAAAGGGCATCAACAGTCAAATTAAATGCCTGTAAATCAAGCACCAAATGTGGAAGACCGTTTGGTTCTACAGAAAAATCAAGTTTTCTAATTCCTTTGATTTCATGTCCATCTACAAAAAGATGAGTGCTTGACGGCGGCTCCCCCTCTCTTCTCGGCTTGATTTCAATTTTTTGTGGTTTGTGTTCCATATTTGCTCCTTTCATTATTTTCTTCTTCCTGCTCACTATGTTTCGAAGCAGAACTCTCTACCATTCCAAGGACATATCCTTTCTGAAAATCTGTCATATTCGGAATGGCATCACGAAGTTTTTCGACAACACGTTTTTCTTTTTCGCTCATTCAATCACTTCCTTTCATGCGCAATATCTGATTTCGTACTCTGCTACAATGTTCAAGTCGCATCCGAAAATATACATTAAAATAGGAAGAAACTAATTTCTTTTGTACTTCCCATGCCAAATCATCCGTGAACGACTTGGCCAACATTAGATAGCCCTGTTCGGTAAAAAGATACATTCCGTTCGGAGCAGTTACACCAAATTCCCCCTTGGCTTCATCCGAATTTCGGACGAAGTAATCTTCTCCTAAAATAAAGTGTTTCTTATTGTCGTTAAATATTTTTCTCGCTGTTCCGTCTGGTCTTTCATGTACCATGTCAATGTCCTTAAATGTGACCACTCGCTCGCCTTTGTACTCTTTGATGGAAATATCCGCATTTCCAATGTGTACCAAATTATCCATACTTTCACTTCCTTTCTGTGGTATAATTCCCTTATCATCAAATAAGGGAGGTGATACAATTTGAAATACTTTTTGTTTTGCGATTTTTCTACAATATCCTGCGACCGAGAAAAGATGGCAGAGATATTAACTGAAAACGATATAACGTTCGCAAATATCAATAATTTTTGTTGGGAACTAAAAGTTCCGGATAAGTTTGGAATTCCAATCTGCGACACGACCGCAGAATCTATTCACTGCCTGTTTTATCAGTACACTCACAAGAACTCTCTTCTTCTTGTGGTAAAAGCAAATGAATATTTTCCAAACGGAGATTAGGATATAATCTCTTTGTTTCTTCATATACGGTTTTGGTTTTCAGCCACTTCCGCATATGAAGAACTTGTTCCATGACATCCATATCGTGAATATCCACTTTGTTTAGAATCTTCTGCAATTCCTTTTCCATTCCATTAAAATAAGAAACCGGAACAACAACCAAATCATTTACGGATTTAATTTCTTTCATTTCTTCCTCTCCTTTCTGCTCAAAATCTTTATTCTTTGCGATCAATTAACTCGGCTACATCAATTCCTAGTATTTCGGAAACCCTTACAACTTTGTCAAACGAAGGGCTAATCTCTCCCCATTTGCAAATACTGCCCTGCGAAATATTAGCCATCATTTCTAGTTTTCTGATTGGAATTCCCTTTTCCTTACTGAACCGTTTGATTTTTTCGTACAAGTTAAAACCTCCCTTCCTTTTCTTTAAGTTCTGAAAAAATCGCACATATATGTTGACTATTCTCTGAAAATATTCTATAATTTGAGTTGCGAGCAAAAATCATAGAAATTAATTACGGCATGCGAATGTCGCTATTTTGTTGCGATTTTTTCAGAACCTTTAAGTACATTATACGCGATATATTCAGAATGTCAATAATTATTTTTGCGATTTTTTCAGAATTTTATTTTGTGGAGAAAATCAAATGACATTAAAAGAAAGAGTTAAAGAATTGTGCGATGAAAACGGTGTAAAAAGCTACCAATTAGAGGAGTATTGCGGATTTGCAAAGGGATATTTGAGCAAGCTGGATCATCCAAATGTGGACAAAGTAAATGCAATAGCTGAATATTTTGGTGTTTCTCTTGACTATCTCGTAAATGGTAAAGAAGACAGATTGGAAAAATATGCAAATATGTCAGTAAAATTAATGAAAGACGAAGAATTAACTTGCGCATTAAAGAAATATTTCAACTTATCAGACGCTAAAAAGAAACACGTTATTGAATTGATAAACCTATTAGGTGAGGAATAATTATGTTTAGAAAAGAATATGGATTTTGTGAATTGGTAAATAAAAATGTAACAATAGAAATCGAACAAGTTCCGTACAAGAACAATGAAGGAACCGTATACGCAAAGGGCGAGATACGTTGCGGTTATAGCGACACAACGTATCATTGTAGCAGAAACGATTGCCCTATATGGTGCGGTCTTGATTCTTAAATTTAATCTCAATCTCGTTCTCTCCGTCTTTTCCTTCTAATCTTGTAATAAACGGAGAGTCTATTGACATATTGATGCAATTAAAATCAAGGTGAACAACCGGCATTTCCATAGCTTTCTTTTCAAATCGAACGCTGCGAACGCCGTGGATCACATGACCGTCAATAAGAACTTCGCAAAAAATACTGTCTTCATCAATGGATCTGATTTCAAGTTTTGAATTTTTCATTTGCAGAACTCCTTTACAATATTTGATACAATAATATAAATGCAACGTAAGACCTTCCGGTCTTCAATCTTATCAATCAATTCTATTATCTTATTTTTGTAATCCATTTGCAACCCCTCCTATCGATATGCCTCATTACAGAATATATGTCGTGTGTAGTCAACGATAATTTGAGGGCAAGACCATGCCAAGCCTTACCCCCACCAGAACTTGAAGTGTCCTTTCGGACAAGTCCATAGTATCACTACAATATGCATGATTTCAACATTTTTCGGTCGCAAGTTTCGACAAGAAATGTCATTGCAGAGAAGCGGAAAGCTGTTTCTCAATCTCTTCTTGCACTTTTGCGCGCCAACGCATCGGCACTTCATCAATCGTCATTTTCTTGTCTATAAGAATACGTCTTACATAGAATTTAACCATATCTTACACCTCACTTTCTGCAGCAATGCTTGCCAGTTCTTCGATCGCTTCTGCGTTTGCTTCATGCCCGGCTTTCAATTCGTCAATCGCTTTTTCCATTTCCGTCTTGGTTCTCAGATTAACGGTTACTGTATATGTACCATCTTCTGTGCCATCCTCTCCCATGTTCGGCATATATGAGAATCCTTCATACTTAAGATTCTCATACTCTCCAGAAGCCTGATCATTGTGTGTAAATGTGACCTTTGAGATGTTCTCTTCCGAGAAGGCATCTGTGATTGACTTGATTCCATCAAAGTCTTTCGACTGAATCTGAATATTGCCGAGACTCGCTCCTTCAG